GTTTCGCTATCTTAGGAAAGATCTTCTTAGCATAGTATAGTTTCCTATCAGGTGATAGAGGATCAGTTCCTTTCTTCTGTGTCTGTGAGAGATAGATGTACCAGTCACACTTTCCAGCCTTACTTGCTACAGCATTGAAGTTTGATTCGTGACCTACTGTAGGTGGTTGGAACCTACCGAAGGTGAAGTATACACATTTATAATCAACTATTTCCATGACTTGTCTAGCGTAAAGTTAATGAATGAGAACTCAATTCTATTTACAAGTTTGATCATGTCTCCTTCGTGATGTAACACATACCCTTCAGGTGCTGTCACTCTGTATCCATTCTCTGTCTGTACATATGTTTTGAATGACTCTAAGTTATCGAGAGCATCTATGACTAACTGTTTGTTGTCTTGTATCTTTCTATAGAGTGCGAACATAGCATGAAACTCTTTCTCATTATCCTCTAGGTATGTCAGACCACTGTATAAAAAATTGCGTTTCTCTGCTATCTTCTGAGGACTTTTCATTTTGGAAACTTCTTTATCCATCTTCTCTTTATAGAACTCACCAAGAGACTTAAGTGCTATCTTAGGATCGTTGATTCTCCGTGATGCTTTGATCTCCGCATTGAAGAACTGTTTAAGATATGATCCTACGTGAAACTTCTTGTTGCCTGTCGTCCCCATGTTATCTACGAGGTGATCTAAAAAGTTACCAGACTTCTGACACATAGTCTCTATCAGTTGTACGTTAGACTGAAACTTTTTAAAGTTAGATGAGTCCATACCTATGTCATTGATGGGAGTGTCATTCTGTATACAAACACAGTCTTGACTGCTCTCTACTTTTGCTCCTGCCTGTGCTGACATAGATTCTAATGAAGTACCAGTGTAGTGAGTATGGAACACTACACCTATCTTTGCTTTGGATACTGCCTTGCCTAACTCATGGTCTACAGGTATACCGTAGGTGATAGTGTTAGCTCTGAATGTAATAAGTTTTTGACCATCTACAGTCTCTGTCTTCTTGTCCCCATCAGTAAACATAAGGTCACCCTGTATCACACCTTTGATACCTAACTTAGAGAAATACTTTAGTGAAGCGGATAGTTTCTCTGCTAAACCTGGTTTGTCTGAGTAGTAGTAATCTACATCTGCTTCTTCAAAACATAACTTAGGTTCTTCTTTATTAAAGACGGACTTGTTACCGACAAAGAACTCACCACTATCAGGATCCACCCCACATACTACAGAGGGTGCACCGTCCCACTTAGTCTGTAGGAATCCCGTGTTGCTAGCTCCACCTATCATTTTAGTGAGCTCGTTCATAAACCTCACTGCTGCCATACATCCTTCAGTACCATAGTTGAGCATCTCATCTTCTATATGCTCTAGGTGTTTTAGTTTTACAATGTTACTCATCTACTTCCTCCCCATCTGCTAGACTCCACTCGGACTCATCTTTAAACTTATAACCTGCTTGAAACTTATCAGGTATACCCTCTCCTTTTCCACTGGTGTCTCTGATATTAAACTTTAGTTCCATGGTTGGAGTGTCAACTACCATGTCTATGCGTTGACCTTCGCCACCTTTACCACCATAGTATACATCAAGTTTATTTGCTTGTGCTGTTTTCTTATTGATCTTCTCTGTCATGTTAAAGGATTTGATACCACCACTATGCTTATGTACATAATGATATCCATAACCTAGACAACCTTGAATCAATCCTTTTAGTAGAGGATCAATACTAACATTATTATCTGTGTATCCACTCTTGACTTTGATCTTAGACTTTCCTTCTTTATGTTGTTGTCTTGCCTCTTGGAATATCTTTACCATGTCAGCTTCCTTGATACCAAATGTCTTCATTAATTTCTTACCCGCTTGAGTTGTTATCTTTCCTGCTAGTATCTCTTTCTCTGGAAATACATTTCTCTTAGTTCCTAAGTTAGACAAGGCAACTGTACCAGAAGTTTTTGCTGAGATGTATACCTTTCTACCACTACCATCGGCACATGTTAGATCAAGAGTCACATCAGATACTTTCTCACCTATGTCATACTTACCGTTACCTGCTGTACCTACCATCCAACTACCACCTTGGAATGATAGAGGTCTCTTAGTATCCTGATCTCCTACCTGTTCTACCTTCACTGCTTTACAATCTTCTAAGGCATGATCTTCAACAATACCTTTAATCATTGTGCCATACTCATCATTAGGATATGTACCCTCTGCTATCCATGTCTGTAATACTTGTACTAACTTTCTTTCAAAGGCAGACCCTTGGTTGTTAGCACCACCGCCACCTCTGGTTCCATTACCCCATGACTGATTGCTCAGTTTTAAATTCTTTATCTTACACTCTCTCTTTATTTCATCAATACTTATTACACCCTTGAGTTCACGGAATATCTTTATGATGTTAGATTCTTTAGGATCCATCGCTATTGGATCTTTTATACTTGACTCCGCTTTGACACAGTAATCATACACACGTCTAGCTTCAGCAGCATGCTTCAGATGCTTTGACATCTTACGCATCTCAGCAGCTGTCTTAGGTATCTGATTGTATGCCATTAGAATTGTTTCCAGAATTGTGGATGAGTTAGTCCTCCTTCTTTATTTAGATCCTGATTGGTCAGTAATATATCTCCTGCTAGACTCCAACGATGTCCTGTGTTGCGTGTCATATGCTTGAGTGTGCTAGGGAATATTAATAGATCACCCTCTTTTGTATTCTCTTCCCATGCTGAAGTGTTGTTAAAGTTCTTCTCTGCGTCAGCAAAAGCATGTGGGAACCACTCGTTCTGACTCTCCTTTGTGAAGGTGAGTGGATCCTGTGTGTCTAGGTAGTACACCCATGATACATGAGCAGGAGCATGGTTGTGATTGGGAACTGACATGTCCTCACCACTCACAGCATACCATGTCTTCATGAAGTGTATGTCATAGCTGACATTCATAGCACATAGGTACTCATCTACACAGTCGTTTAACTCCATAAAAAAACTGGCGAGTTGTGGATCAAGGTGTACTAACACCTTACCATCTATCTCCCCAGTAAGACCATGGTCAAACATATGATACTCATACCTCTTGGCAACCCAGTCGGAATAGTCAATAAGATCAAATCTACCTACAGTTGTAGGAAATAAATTAATCGTTTCCATCATGAATTTGGATGAAAGGATTCTCTCCTGTTCTAGTTCTATTGTATATTATTATTCTATCATTATTATAGTCTGCTGTAAACTCTAACTCGTCGTCATGATCCCACATTAACTCTCCGTACAGGGCATTGAGTTTACCCATGTCATCATATAAATTAGAGGTCATTGGCAGCACGGTTCTCAGATTTATGAATGTCGAATGATCCACCAGGATATCTCTTCTCTAATTTCTTGACGTTGCCTTCTATGACATCTTCAAAATCTACATCCAATGCTATACATGCTTGTGCTACGTACCACATAACGTCACCCAATTCAATAATAAGATGCTTTCTATTATGCTCGTCCCAAGGTTTACCTTGGAAGACCATCTTCTTAACGATCTCCAAGAACTCACCAGACTCAGCACTAAGCCCAACAGCAGCAGTGGCAAGGCGTTCAGGATTGGCACCTTGTCTGTCAAGGTCACCCAAGCGATCAACAAGAGATTTAAAATCTTTAGAACTATCGGATGTGACAGCATTAACAAACTCTTCGTAACGTTTAAATTCTATGGTCATGATTTAGCTTCAATAACTTTAGCGGTTTCAATTTCGTCACTCTCATCTGCGTTAGTATGATGTGTGACTTCTTTTAATGTCTTGACATATTTTAAGACATGTTCTCTGATCTCCATCAGTTCATCATAGCAACCCTGATTGTGAGCACAACCTCTGAGGTGGTGGTCAGGTGCTAGAAGTGATTCGGTAAACAGAGCAAGTGCTCTTTCGTATTTGATAGCAGGAGATTCTGCTCCTACTGATGCTTGGTCTCTCATAATTAAAACTTAAACTCGCTAAACTTTTTCTTAGTATCAGAACTAGACAGTTGTAAGATCTCTTGTCCTGAGTCCATGATATTATTTTGAGCTTCTTGTTCAACATTATACAGTCTCATCTTTGCTCTGTCAATACCAACAATAAATCTTTTGTTAAGAGTTGGATCATAGTATCTATTCTTCAACTGCTTGACCATTATCTGATTCTGTTCCTCCAGTTCATCCGTCGATATAAGAGCAAACATGAGGTCAGCAGTAGCGGGAAGACCAAAACTCTCACTTGTATCAGTAAGATCAACATCACTACTCCCATAGCCAGAACGAGTCGTCTGAGTAGCGGAGACGATAGGTACATTAAATTCCACTGCAAGACCACGGAGTTCTTCCGCAATCGACTTAACCATGGTATATGAATTGACTGACGACGCATTTCTAAACCTCTGCGATGTACAGATATTTAGATAGTCTATGAATATAATC